AAGGGGCAAGCTCGCAGAGCGTGGCCTGGTGCAGCTCATCAAGGCTGAGGAGAATCTGCCGACATCCTTCGATGGCGAGGCCGTGGACAGCAAGGAAGAGGCAAGGGCCGGAGTGGGCTTGTGGCAGATCGGCTACACCTTCGACTTCCATGTGCCCGTCTTTGGCGGGCGCAGCGTGCGCGGCGGCCAGGTGCTCGACTTCCTGGTGCACACGACTCCGCTCTGGCGTCCGCTCTACGTTCAGAGCGCCTACTGGCACCATCCAACCAAGTCGCCCGACGACACGCTTGAGATCAGCAGGGTCAGGACTAGGATGGCGCACTATTGGGGCCCGCCGGCTGAGATTTGGGACTACGAGCTCACGTCCATCGAGGTCGCGATCATGAATCTGTTGGAGCTATTCGGGAGGCCGGGATGATCCCAGGGCACTACGACATACCCATCAAGCAGGGTGACGATTGGGAAATGAATGTGTACGTCGAGGAGGACGATGGTTCCCCTCGCAATCTCACCGGCTACGTTGCCTTCATGCACATCCGGGCTCGCGTCGAGGCCGGGCTGGAGAAGGAGCTGAGCACCAGCAGCGGCATCACGATCACCGGGGCGACCGGGTTGCTGGCGATCAAGATGGCCTACAGCGAAACGGCGCTCCTGACTTTCCGGCGCGGGGTCTATGACCTGCATCTGCACAAGTCGGGTTCACCTGACATCCATGCCTGCATCCTGGAGGGCGACGTGGTGATGAGTCAGCTTGTCACCCGAGGAGTGACCTGGCCGTGAGACTCCGAATCGAGGAAGTAATCACGAACGTCACGCCGCAGGAGATCAAGTCCACCATCCTGACGATTGCGCCATTCGACCAGGCATCAACCGCCATCCCGAAGGCGATTGGCACGGCGAAGGGCGACCTAGTGGGCTTCTCGGCTTCGGCAACGCCGGTGCGCGTGCCTGCTCCTAGCACGGATGGACAAGTGCTCATGGCGGACTCCGCTGAAACGGCTGGCATGAAGTGGGCCGGCGGTGTCGGAGGGAGCAAGCTGCTAACGTTCATGTTTGGCGATGGAATCAGCGCGATTGTGCCCGACACGATGGCAAGCCTGACGTGGTTGTTGTCTGTCCTAACGCTAGAGGAGTGGGAAGTCATTGAGGTCAAGAACAACACCGGCTATATCGAGTTCTTGCTGTGCGTGGACAGCTATGCCAATGCGCCAGCTGGTCCAGCTGATGACATTGTGGGCGTCCATCTTGGCGGGACACGGCCTAAGCTAAATAGCGCCGTGAAAGCACAATCAACTGCGGTGGACTTTGACGATAAGACCGTGGCGCACGCGGAGCATCTGGTCGTGATCGCGTCGGGCTACCTCGGCGCGCTCACTTTCTCTGGCGCTGGCTTAGACGATATGGAGCATGGGCGAAACTCGCGCTTCACCCTCGGCGCGAATGTCAACTACAAGGTTGAGATCGACGGCGTAGGATCGCCCAACACTTTCAGGTGGTCTGACGATGGTGGATCCACGTGGGACGCATCGACAGTCTCTATCACCGGCGCAGATCAGGCGCTCAACAACGGGGTCACGATCCGCTTCGCGGCTACTACTGGACACACATCAACGAATAGCTGGAGCTGGACGGCCAGGGCAATCACCGCGAAGCAGGTGCACGTTACGTTGATGGGATCGGTCTAGTGGCAGACCGTCTGAGTATTCCCGGATTCCTGGTCGAGCCGGCTGTTGACGATCTCGATGGCGTGGTGGACGACATGACGCCATTGGCCGTACCGCTGCCGAAGGCTGATCGGATATGGGTGATCGGAAACGGGCCAGGACTGAGAGCTGAGGATCTGACGGCGCTGCATGAGCGCGGCGAGATCTGTGTTGGCATGAATCGGATCCACCTGGTTTATGATCGCACCCCCTGGCGACCGCACGCCTACTTCCTGGGCGACACCCGTGGCAACATGGCGTGGGCTCAGGATGTGCTGTTTCACGCGGCGCAAGGATACCGCTGCTTCATCAAGAATCTGATCCTCGGCGGCATGACGCCGTACTGCGACCACGCAACCGGCAGTTGGACGGATGAAGCGTGGGCGGAGAACGTAGTCCCGCTGGCGGAGTGTCGGCATGACTACCTGGATCTGCGACCGCCGCGACGTTGGCACGCGCCTTACCTGTGCTGCTTCGCGGGCTCGATGAACGTGGCTCTCCAGGCTGCGGTGCTTTCTAAGCGCAAGCATGTGATCCTGCTCGGTGTCGATCATTCGTGGCAAGTGCGCGACCGGGCTGGCACGGCAGATCCCAACCACTTCGATCCGCGCTACGATGGAGGGCTGGAGCACGGTGAGCTCAACGGGCAATCCATCAGCCACAGTCAAGCCTTTGTGGTGGTAAGCGAGAGGGCTATCGAGAAGAACGAGGCGGAAGCGGTGTACCTGCATCGCTTGGCGGCTCGGGAGGCAGCGGCGAGAGGCGTGCTCATCATCAATGCCTCCAGGGAGACGCGCCTATCAACCTACCCGAGAGCCGACTTCGAGGAGTTGGTTCATGACGACGCAGTATGAGTATCTAGGCACGGCCTCGGGGCAGGAGGATTGGGGGGGCAGCAAGCAGATCACGGTGGCTGCGGTGGAGTTTTCTGAGCTGTGGGTTGCCGTTGGGTATGGGATCTCCACCCCGTACTTGCAGATTGATGGTGCTGGAGTAACCGACGAATACCGAGCCAGTACGGGGTGGGATGGCGTGGCGATGGGCTGGAAGATTGTCCCCTCGGGTTCTCACACGGTCCTGGTCTATAACGGCAGCGACAGCTGTGGCGTGGCGGTGATGCGCTTCAAGAATCACAAGGGTACGCCCTACCTCGACACCGGAGCAGAGGGTATTGCCTACGGCACAGAGGCACCATTCCCCAATCAGGATCTCACGGCTAAGGCTGGTGGCCTGGCGACGGCTTGTAAGGTTACTGCCTCAACGGGTCGAGGCGCTTATCTCTCTACGGGCGGAACGATCCTCGGATCATTCACGCATAGAACCCCGTGCGATATGTCAAATGGTGAGTTCCATTGGGGATACAAGATCCCGACCGTGGATTCAACGACCGAGGAGTGTTCCTGGACGCAGGACAGCTATACTACGAAGGGCCAAGTCGCGATTCACATGAGCTTCGCTCCTATGGATGCGCTAGCTCACCAGCCTCAAGTGATCTAGGAGGAGCCGATGGCAACGTTGCAGCCTGTGTGGAAGCCGAACCCGAAGGATCCTCGCCCTTTGTTCGTGGACATCAGCCGGCACCAGGGGCGGATCAACTTCGCCAAGCTGCGGGCCTACCTGGATCCCGCGGTGCAGGCTATCGCGATCCGGGCAGGGATCGGGATGGACTATCTCGACTCGAACCTGATCTACAACTACGAGAGCGCTGCTCGGTTGGAGTGGCCGGTGCAGATCTACCATGTGTGGCATCCGGCCTACGGGGTGACTGAGCACCTGCGTCACCTGGAGCGCATCTACAAGCTCATCCGTCCGATCAAGGAGCCGGAGGGCCCGCCCATCGGGGATGTCGAGCTCAAGGGCAACCTGACGAAGCAGAAGTATTCCAGTCGGATCGACAGCTACCGCAAGGGAGCGGTCGATGTGTGTGGTCGCCAGGCCGTGATCTACTCACGCGTGAAGTGGCTGCTCGACAACCTCCAGACGCAACCCTGGATGGCGACAGCTCAATGGATCCTGGCGCAATACACCTGGACTGGACGAGAACACCCTGGGCCCTACCTCATGCACCCAATGATCCCGCGATTCCAGATCGTCGCCATGCAAACATCGCAGCGCGGGGATGGCCGGCTGATGGGAACCGAAAGCCGAGCTCTCGACTTCGACCGATGGATGCAGGGCGGCACGGCTTGGGGGGTCTACTGGCATGGGGGTTGACCAAGACGTTGAGCGACATGAGCGAGTGATCTACGGCGGAAACGGCCAGGGCAGCGGGATCCTGGGGAGGTTGGACAAGGTGGAGACGTACATGGAAGATCTCAGGGAAGAGAGAAAGGAGGCGCGAGAGAGTAGGCACAAGATCATGACCGCGATTATCTCCGGCATCGTGATCCAGCTGGTCGTGCTGCTCGGCGTGTTGGCGGCGAGCGGCTTCGAGCATCGGCTGATCGAGCAGGCGGTAATCGCAATCGTCACGGCCACCCCTAGCCCGTAGGCGTGGTATCCTAAGTTGGAGGTGCGAAGTGGAGTTCACAGCTGAACAGCTCATCTTGATCGGGATTGTTGCGGTGATTGTTGGTTTCATCGTGTCAGCGGTCGTGCAGGTGATCCTGTGGATCGCGATGAAGGCGGGAAAGCCCATCGACGCAGACAAGGCCAAGCAGACTGTTCTGTTTTGGGTGGCCTTCCTCGCGTCGCTGGTCCTGGCTTTCACTTGGGCCAAGCCTGTATTCCCACCGATCCCACCCTTCGGCGGCGATGCGTTCGGGTTCATCATGGCGCTCCTACAATGGACGGTCACGTTCTTGGCCGTGGTTGGAGGCCTGATGTCCCAGGCTCACTTGATCTACAAAGCGGTCCTCAAGGAGATCGTCTACCCGAAGTTGCCAATCCTCCGCCTGTAGCCCCGCCAGCCTACAGGTGCTCTCTCCTCTTTCTCGACGCCTCCCGCCGCCTCCCTCCGGCGGGAGGCTCGATTCTCATGGGCGACCGGGATCCAGCTCGCCGGCGGCAGCGAAATCCTAGAGCAAACAGGCCCCTTCCGGGGCCTGTTGGTGTCATGGGGCCAGTCCTGCGCCCTAGCGCTTCCTGGGGCTTCCTGGGGGTTTCGGGGCTTTCAGCTTGGCGGGGTGGTTCAAGTCGGTGTACGCCTGGCGGATCAGGGCCCGCAGCATGTCGCTGGTCCGCAGGCTGTAGGCCCGGCACACTTCTTCGAGCATGGCACCCTCCGCCTCCGAACAGCGAAAGCCGATCTGCACGATCCGGTCGTAGGTGATCTCCGGCTCCTTCATGGCACCCTCCACCCAGGATCCTACTCCCCTGGATCCAGATTGTCAAACACAGGCTTGACAACCTGTGGTAAGATCTAGTCGTCCGAACATGGCAGGGAAGCCAATGCGAATGCGATCAGCACAGACAGGGTTTGAGCGTAAGGGCACCATGCGCTACAGGATGGAGCAGCATGAGCTCGCCGTGTGGCCTCCGCCAGCTCGCAACATTGAGGGCTACTGCAACGTCACCCCGCATATTGCCGACGAAGAGTCCTGCCAGGCGAGCGAGTGCGTCTGTGGTGAGCCTTTGATGGCTGTGGCGCTGAAGCGAAATGGATCCTATCGAGTGTGGGCGGTGTGCCTCAACTGTTGCCTGGCGGTAGAGCTGTGAGCTCATTCCCGCTGAGCGGGAACGACGATCCCGCCGGCGGGAACAACGTCTACGGATACACCTAGTCCTATTCCCGCTGGCGGGAACGAGAGGGAGACATGGAAGCAAACGAGAAGGCTCTGGCGCTCTTTCATGGTGACGCTGGTGATGCTCACCCCCTGGCGCGATGGGGTGAGGCGCGTGTGGTGCGAGCTTTGGCGACGCGGGTGATGCTTACGGACGGGCGGAAGGTGCCGTTGAACGAGGGCGAGGCGATCTTGGTGGCGCAGGCGGCGCTGGCTTATCGGTTGGATCCCTTCATGGGCGAGATCGTGGCCTGGGTGAAGGAGCAGCAGAGCGGTCGGCGGATCCTGACGGTGATGAAGGGCCGCGATGGGGTGCTCAAGATCGCGAAGGCCAACGCCGCAGTTGAGGGAACCTACCTCGAAAACCCCCGCTTCTACCGAGTGATCGAGGAGCAACGGAAGCTGGCGCTCGGCGCGGGCAAGGACGACATGGTGATTGAGTGTTGGGTGCCCGACAAGAAATCGACCGACAGCTACTATGAGCGCATCGCGATCTGCAAGGAGGCCGGCTACTCGAAGGTGGAGATTGACGAGAAGGTGGGCGCTACCCCGCCGGCGGATTATGGCCTGGGGATCGTGACCGCAGACGAGATCGAGAACCGGCACTACTACCACAACAACAAGGGCGAGCGCACCGGGACTATCGACGTGAAGTTCACGGACGTGGAGCTCTGTCAGAAGCGGGCGATGATGGCTGCGCTTCGCAAGCGATGGGCGGCGCAGGAGTTTCTTGAGCCGGTCGGCGGATCCACCGACACCGACGACTACATCGTGGACGCCGAGTGGATGGTGGTCGAGCCCGAGAAGGCGACGGATCCTGTTGAGCGAGCAGAGCGGGCGCAGGCTGGTCGAGAAGCGCTGTTCGGCGGCGGGCCCGTGGAGCAAGTCTCTCGCCCTTACCCTCCAGTCGTGGTGAAGAACAAGGTAGGGCGCAAGGTCGAGGAGGGAGCGAAGAAGAAGATCCAGCTGACGCAGGGACAGCGAGGTATGGTGATCGGCGCGATGAACGAGGCTTTGGGCGACGACAAGAAGCGGCACACCGTCCTCAAGTTCCTATTCAATACCGACAGCGCGAAGAACCTGGCGGATGCTGAGTTCTATGGCCTGATGGAGTGGCTGACGATCTCGAAGGACAGCGGCGGGACGTATCTGCCAAGCCCCATCGCTTGCCAGGAGCTTGAGCGCATCGTAACCGAGGCCATGACTGAGGCCCACGAAGGGACGTTGTTCGATGGAACAGCTGCACTTTGAGCTCGTCCAGAAGAAGAGGGTGCTGGTCGGCTATCAATGGACATTCGCCGGCCATGTGCGCGATGCGATTGCCAGGGCGACGAAGCACTACCTGGAACGCGACGGCACACGCTTCATCGAGGTCCGCATGAATCCTTTGGACTTCGAGAAGGCTGAGGTGCAGGACGATGAAAGGCTGTGGCTGATCGCTGACAAGACGATCCTGCCTCAGCACATCTATCTCATCATGGCAGATCGGCACGACCTACACGAAAGCTAGGAGGGAAACGTGAGCAAGGTAACTGAGAAGCTGGTGGATCTGGCGAAGAACCGAGTGAAAGTGGTCGAGCTCAAGTCGGAGGAGAAAGACCTGTGGGCGAAGCTGGAGGAAAACGCCGCCTACGTCCTCTGGAAGAACGCCAACGACCGAAGGATGGCGATGGAGAAGGAAGGCACCGCGATCCGCTACGAGCTTGGATCGTTAGCGGTATGCGCTCACCGCGAGGGTGAGGCGATGCCGGATCAGATCCAGATTGTCATGCAGCGCAGGGTGGAGTTCTCGAACGGGATCCTGGAGTGGTCCAAGAAGAACGTGCCGGCGATGCTGGTGCTGGAGGAGAAGGCGCTGACCAAGATGGTTCTTGGCCTCAACGCTGACCAGCTCGCGGGAATGGGGATCCCCGCTCTTGTGATTGAGACGCCTGACATCCGGGTTGACTCGGATCTCAGCGCGGTGCTGATCGACTGATCTTCCGAGGTCGGGCCACCAGGTAAGACGGCGGACTCTGAGCGAACAGGTGGCAAGCCGCCGCACCTCGGTTGCGAAAAAGATCGAGAGGGTGTAGGATGTCTGTGTGGCAGGGAACCACTAAATCGCTCTTGCTGGCCTGGCGGTCAGTCCTCGGTAACGAGGGCTTCCCTGCCACAGCTGATCGCCAGGCCAATGAGAGCGATTGCTTTTCTCTCCTCCCGAATGGGAGGGGGGGAGGGGGGGGTGGGCGATCCCCCCAGGATGTTCTTCGGGAGGGAGAGTCAATGTCTTTACCTATGCCTATCGCTAAGTGCCACAAGTGCAACGCTGAGATCCTGTGGGCTGTGACGGATCCTGGCAATCGACCGATGCCGGTTGATGCCAAGCCCGAGAAGAGGCTGATCCTTCAAGGGAACAGGTGCAAGATTGTCACTACCTACACCCCGCATTGGGCGACTTGCCCGAACGCGGATGAGTTCAGAAAGGAGCGCAAGCATGACTGAGAAGCTGATGGAGCGGAAGGCGCTGGAGAGGATCGTGGACTTCGCCATCGACCGACAATGCGGCGATAAGCCGCACGTTGGCTCTGGCGCTGAGGTTCTGGCTCAGCTCTACACGGCCAGGGCGGTCCTGCACTTGGCGGACGTGGTGGCAGAGCAAACGGAGAAGGTGGACAGCATCACGGCCTACCTGTTCACTCCGGTCAGTAGTCTTGTTGCTGTCATTCCGGGCCCGTCGCCGGAGGGTGGCGATGGAGCAGGATGAGCATGTCCGCAACCTGGTCATGTCCTGCCTCCAGCTGCACAAGGGCAAGGCCAACGCCGTATCCATCGAGGACATCACCGAGTACGTCACGACCTACGCCACCTGGATCAAGGTGGATGAGCGCCGGGTGCGCCAGGCTATCGAGGATCTGCGGCGCACCTCGGATCGCGGCGCTCTGATCTGTTCGAGCTCTGGAGTCAAGGGGCGCTGGCTGGCGACCAGTCTCAACGATGTGCTGGACAACTATCGGGAGGAGCGCCGTCGCGCCATCGAGCTCATGGTGACAATCCGGGAGCGACGCGAGCGAGCGGCGCGCATGTTCGGGGGGCAGCTAGGGTTGCAGCTAGGCTATGACTATGATCCGCGCTAGCCTCGGCCTGGGGATCCTGCGCTGCACATGCGGTTGCGATCACTTGGGATGGAGAGAGCTCAGTCCACAAATGGCTGTTGTGGATCTCGATTGGGAAAGCTGTCATTGTCTCGGCCCTGTAGCTCACAGGGCCGAGGTCGCTTTCGGCGCAGGGTGGATGCCGATAGGAACGCTGGTGGAGGGAGACGATGTTGGAGACGTGGTTCCCGAGGGAGCGCCCGGTCGAACCGCCTGGCCGGAGCGAAATGGCGGATGCGATCTACTGCCGCTTCAAGACGAGAGCGGGCTTCCAGCCGGATCCATCGCTGGACAAGATGTGGCGAGACGGGGCGCGGCGGTTAGCGGTGGTCAACCCTAGCATGGAGTTTGTCGATTGGGCGATCATCCGCTTGCAGCAGCGCGGCCAGGCGATCACGGATCCATCGGTGCTCGCCCTGGTGCTGACCGAATGGAAAGCGTAGACTCTGGCAATAGGAGGACACAATGGCAGAGATCGACCTATACGCGGTAGTCAAGCAGACGACAGATGTTCGGGACGACGCAGCCGGCAATCACGATATGGGGAACGTGCATCCTGGAGAGCGCTTACACCTGGTCGAGAAATACAACAAGAACGGCCAGCTGTGGTTTCGCGCCGACAACCTGGAGCGCTTCGTCCAGCCAGGCTACAACGAGACGTGGGTGAACGGCAAGGACATCGGCTTCGAGGCCGAGCCCCCTCCGCTGCCGCCGGGTGACTATGCCCCGTCCGCTGAGGATCTGTTCGCTGCTCGCCGGGTGATCGCCTTCCTGCTCGGCAAATGACAATGGTGGTGATCGAAGGCCAGGACTTTGTGCTCGGCCTTCGCCTGGAGGTGGGCGACGACTTCGATGTTGTCGCCACCTCCAGGTGCTCGATCTGCAACAAGGCTATCTACTATCATCCTGACTTGCGAGGCTCGGAGGATCCACGGATCTGCACGATATGCGCGGCTGAGAAGATGGGGCTGGTGCCGCTTGAGGGAGTGGCGAAGATGCCGACCGAGAGACAGATGAAATTGTGGAGGGAGAAATGAGAGCTGGTAGAGTGCTTCCCCTGATGTTGGTGCTGCTCCTGGGATGTCTGATCGGAGCGGCGCTGAGCTACGTCCTGCTGGTCACGGCCCTGGCTGTCGGGACCGGCCCCGGCGGGATGATGCCGGGGGTGTGGCTATGAGCGACGACTCAATCGGTTGCATGGGAACCAGGCTTCCGCCAATCCCCCCGACCACACCAGGACCGGATAGCCTGCGGGAGATTGCGCATGCTCTCAGGCAGAAGGATGCGTACATCTTCCTGAACATGACTGCCGGAAAGGTGGACGCCCACGCCGACGCATGGGAGGCGGAGCGGGCGGAGAACTGGGCCGAGACGGAAAGGCTACTTGTGGAAGTCGCCGCCCTCCGCAAGCGGCTAGAGGAGGCGGAGAAGTACCTGCGCCTAATTGGACATGGCGAGGAATGGGCCGCCCTGGAGGAGAAGCCTCCGGGCGAGAAGTTGCTGACGGCCATCGTCAACGCTAGGCCAAAGGCCGCAGGGGAGGGGACATGAGCGACATCCTCTCTCTCCCCGGACAATGGGCGGAGGTGACGATCACCGGCCTTCGGATCCACAACCGCAAGCCGACAAGACGCCAATGGGGTACGTCCTGGGAAATGGTGATCTCTGCCCGAGTGATGAGCGCCTGGTCGATGGGCGATCTCTACAACGCGGGCGAGGGCATGAGTGAGGAGGTTCACCAATTCATCACCGCTGCCGGCGTCTCTCTCAAGACCGTCCGCAACCACGCCTCAGTCTGCAAGCTCTACCGCTATCGGGAGCGCATGTTCCCGCCTTCCTTCACGCACCATGAGGTCGTCGCCAAGCTGCCGAAGGATCGGCGCGTCTACTGGCTCAAGCGATCCGTGGAGGAGGACATTGACAGCGAGGCCCTGTCCGAGCTCACCGCCGAGGAGCGCGGTGTCGAGCCGAAGGCGAAGGTGAGTGGATCCGCGAAGGTTCTGGCCGGCGTGAAGATGGCGCTTGAGGGCTGCTCCGAGTGGGGGATCGGGGCCGAGGAGCATGGCTTCGTTGAACCGCTGGAGTGGATCCGCCGAGATCTGGAGGCGCTGGAATGAACGGGTGCTACGAGCTCGCCCTTGAGCATTACTTGGCCGTGCGAGAGGCGCGAACGAATATCCCATCGGAAGTCACATCAAGAAAGGCGCGAGATCCTTCCGCTGGAGAGCTGGAGTATGTGTGGCGGAGTCGAGACAACAACTCCTCGCACAGAGCGCGCCACAAACTCGGGCGCTGCTTGCCGGACTTGGACTATGGTGAGGCCTATGCGATCCGACATCTGCTTTGATGAGTGCTGGCTTGAGGGCTACGGCCACGCTTGCAGCTCCAACATCCAGGGCCACCACTTCGTCTCCAAGAGCAAGACGCAGAAGGCGCGGCAGGCCAGGCGCGAGGCTGAGCAGCTGGTCGTGCCTGTCTGTCGCATCGCCAATGCGGAGCTCAAGCTGGCGGATACCAAGTGGGCGCAGCGCGTGATCGCTGAGCGCCTGGTGGATGAGCTCGGGCGCGAAGAAGTCGAGCGCCGGCTGGCGCTGGCATGGAAAGTGTCGCATCCAGAGCTCACCCTGAACGGGATCCTGGCTGGCCCGCCCCCACCCATGCCGAGGCTGTTGCTTTAGGACGCCATCCCTGCTATGCTTCTTCCTGGAAGCTACCGCATAAGGAGGATGGACAATGGCAATCTACAGTTTGGCGAACAGAACATCAGGGGCAGGCTCGGGTGCTCCGAGTCTGGAAATCCGAGCAGCCGCGGCCAACCGCCCGAGGCTGCTGGAAATGGGAATCTGGCTGAACGCGGCCACGCAGTCGCCCATCGGCATCGGTCGTCCGCAGGCCATTGGTGTCACGCCGACTTCGCCGGTCACAGTTCTGCAAGAGGATCCTGGTGACAGCGCCGGCCTGACGCAGACCGCGCTGGCCTGGGCCACCCCGCCGACCGTGCCGCTCAACTTCTTCCGCCGGCTCAACATCGCCGCGGCCATTGGCGCGGGCGTGCTGCTGACCTTCCCCCGCGGCATTGTGATCGCGGCTGCTTTCTCGCTCATCAACTGGAACATCGCGGCTGTCTCGGTGTACGACTGTCATATCGTCGTTGATGAGTAGCGGTCATGGCTACCGACTACCAGGTGGTCAAGGCGAAGTCCATCGCCGTTCTTGAGGCGCGAGTCAACGTGCAGATTGCACTTGGTTGGGAGCCCGTTGGCGGGGTATGTGATGCCGTCAACGAGGCCGACGGCGAGGCGTATCTGATGCAGGCGATGGTGAAGTAGCGGAGGCGCGGATGGGGACGACCATCTTCATCAACAAGATGCCGACCTTGCACTCCGGCGGTCGGCAGACAGCGGGACCATCCGAGCGGGACATGGTGTGTTGTAGCTGCTATCGCTTCTTCGTGGTGACGACGCGCACCTGGGAGGAAGCTGAGCGGCAACCATGTCCCTACTGTCACAGTAGGGAGACGACTGCCATGCTCGGGGAGTACCACAACGCCGAGCCGGTGCTCGTCTCTGATGGGAAGGGAGGGTTTCGCTAATGCCTGGGAAGATCCTCGGTACGGGCGCGGTGGTCAGTCCAGACGGGGCTCGTCGCCCTGACCGCTGGCTCAACTTCCGGTACGCCTTCCCTCCTGAGAGGGACATCCGCGACAGGGAGGACTCTCCAGGCGGGCGCAATCCCTACAACCTGTGGCCTCCGAGCGACCTGATCGGCGGCGAAGAAATCGGCATGACCGTAATGAAGCTGGTGTCCTACGACGACGATGTGCGGTTCGGGGGAAGAAAGGGGCCGCTGGTGATCGCCGGTCAGACGGTAGATAGCGCCGGCTCGCCCCTGCCAGGGATGCTCGTTGAGCTGTCTTTGGTGAAGCCTCTCGATGTTGGCGATGCCTGGCAGAAGCAGCCACAGCTGGTCGCCTCGATCTACTCAGACGCCAATGGCATGTTCGCTTTCACCGTGCCGAACACGACCAATGAATACAAGGTCGAGGCCTACGATGGCAGCCGGAGTGGAGTGACCGTGAGGAACCTGACGGGTGCCTAAGCTACAGAAGCTCACCTGCCTGGCCTATGACGGCACGCCTAAGAATGTCAGGATGGCGCTGAACCTCGCGCCTGAGTTCACGGGCGAGCTAGTGCGGCGCACCGTGTTCCTCATCAATGCGCCCAGGACCGTGCCCGCGCCGGCAGCTGTGCTCGAAGGAGTGCAGTACGGCAACAACGGGACCGAGTTCACGGGATCGCTGGCTGGTGCGACTGGCTATCCCATCGAGGATGATGTGCGCCTGGGGATCACCTACGGCCAGTTCGAGGGCCAGTACGAGGGCGACCTGGTGCTCCCTGCCGAGGCGGACGTGAAGCTCGGGGTGGACTACGGGGCCGACGCTACCGAGTTCGAGGGCGAGCTGACGGGCGGCGGCGGTGGCGTGAGCCGAGGCAGGGTGGTGAACCCATGAGACTCCTCAAGCAAGCGACGGCGGCGAGCGTGATGGTGCTGATGGTTGACAGCACCGATCATGTCACGGGCAAGACTGGCCTAACGCTGACGATCACCGCCTCGAAGAACGGCGCGGCCTTCGCCTCGATCTCGCCCACGGTCAACGAGCGGGGCTCGGGCTGGTATGAGCTCCAGCTGACTACGGCGCACACCGACACGCTTGGCGATCTGGCGCTGCATGTGACGGGGGCGGCGGCGGATCCGACCGACACGCTGAGCTACGTTGTGCCTCGCCACCTGGCGGACCTTGCCTTTCCCGCAACCTCGGGCCGGTCCCTGGCTGTCGAGGCGGACGGGATGGTGCATGGGGATCTCAAGGAGTGGTTGGGCGTGGCTCCTTTTGCGCTCGATGCTCAGCGGGTAGTGGTGGACGTGGACCACATCCGAGACGACAAGATCAACAGCGACAGCTTCGATGCCAGCGCGATCACGGCTGCGGCCCTGGCGACTGACGCGGTGACTGAGATCCAGGCGGGCCTGGCGCTCGAGGCAACGGCTCAGTCCATCAAGGGCAAGACCGACAACCTTCCTTCGGATCCGGCGGATGAGAGCATCCTAGAGGCTGCTATCGCTGGCGTGCTGGCTGACACCAACGACATTCAGAGCCGGCTACCCGCGGCCCTGGTATCGGGGAAGATGGACTCCACCATCGGGGCTGTGGCTGCGAGTGCGCTCACGGCTGCGGCCTTCGCTGCTGGAGCAATCAACGCGAATGCCCTGGCGAATGATGCGGTGGAGGAGATCGCGATGAAGGTGCTCACCTGGGCGAGCTCGAATTGGGAGAGCTCGGCTGGTGTCAAGAGCCTGGGTGCTGCCGTGATGAAGGCGGTCCACAGGATCCGAGACAACGCGGGCACGCTGGAGATCTTCCGGGCGGATGGCACTACCCTCCATGCTTCGCAGACCGTGACGACCGACGACACCTTGAAGCCGATTGATGAGTTGAGTGGAGCGGCATAGTGGCCGAGCGTGGGCGTGGCATTTCGTCTCTCGGTCAAGCCTTCCTGGGCTTGTCGGGTGGCTACCAGCCTGCGGTAACAGCGACGGGAACGCGGGGACGCGGCCTTGAGAGCTTCGGCCAGGCTTTCCAGGGTGCCGGCGGAGAGTTCGGGGAAGCGCCTCCGACAGCTGAGGACAAGCGCTGGAGCAAGTGGTGGTATCTGCCCGAGGAAGATCTGCTCAGGAGCTTCGGCTACCAGGTGATGCGCTCGCTTTGGGATGGAGCTGATGCCTGGCAGCGTGTGACAGGCGAAGGCGTGGATGCAGAGGTGGCAAGTGCCGATCAAAACGCCTACGGGTAAGAGCATGTCGTTCGGGAAGCTGGTGATCTCGCTGATGAAGGATCGCCACCTGACCAAGAAGCGAGCAAGCAAGCTCGCAGGATGGTTGGAATATCATGGCAAAGGCTGGAGCTCGCCGCGTCGGAAGGGCAGCTAAGCGCTCCTCTTCCCATACGTCGAAGGCCACAAAGAAGACTACAACACGGACAAAAACCAAGCCGGTAAGGGGCACGTCGAAGGCGGCAACGAAGCGAGGCGGAAGTTGGGAGCGAACCTTCCTGCGGACGATGGCGAAGAAGGGGACTGTGTGGCAGGCGTGCACGGCGGCGAAGGTCACGCGGTCGTTTGTGTACGAGTACCGGAAGGCTTCGCCCGGGTTCTTGCTGGCTTGGGAGGATGCGCTTGAGGACTATCGGGATGGGCTCGAAGCGGTGGCAGACAAGCGAGCTCGGCGCACGTCTGACCGGATGCTCGAAGTCTTGCTCAAGGCCAACCGCCCCGAGAAGTATAAGGACCGGGTCGAGGTTCAGGAAAGGCATGGGATTCTGTGGGACGTTCCGATGCCCACACCTCCTACACGGAAACCTGGACACCCCTCTCCGAGCTAGTGAAGTTCCTGCCGAAACAATGGCAGGCGTGGGAGGCGATGTGGGAAGTGGTGTTCGTGCTGTACGGCGGGGCTCGCGGGCCAGGCAAGAGCTACTGGCTGCGGTGGGCCCTGCTCGCCTTCCTGTTGCGCTGCTATGTGAAGCTCGGGCTGCGGAAGGTGCGGGTGGGCTTGTTCTGCGAGACGTACCCCGAGCTCAGGGACAGGCAGATCTCCAAGATCGAGCTGGAGTTCCCAACCTGGCTAGGCGAGGTGAAGGATACCGAGGTCGATGGCCTGGCCTTCATCCTGCGCGACGAGTTCGGCGGGGGCCGGCTTCTGCTCCGCAACCTGGACGATCCGAAGAAGTATCAGTCGGCGGAGTTCGCGGCTATCGCGGTGGACGAGCTGACACAGACGACCTACGAAACCTTCGCTGTGCTGCGTGGATCCTTGCGCTGGCCGGGCGTGGATCATCGCCCCTTCATCGCGGCGACCAACCCTGGCGGTATCGGACATGCCTGGGTCAAGCAGCTGTGGGTAGATCGGAAGCCACCCCGAGAGCTGGCGAAGCGGCGCGATCAATTCCGTTTCATCCAGGCGCTACCGAAGGACAACCCCTACCTGGACGAGGCCTATTGGGAGGAGCTCAACAGCCTGCCCGAGAACCTGCGTGCGGCCTGGGTGGATGGGAATTGGGACATCTTCGAGGGCCAGGCTTTCACCGCATGGAACCGGGATCGCCACGTCATTCCGCCGAGGCAGATCCCCGAGTATTGGGTGAAGTGGAGAGCTCTGGATTGGGGCTTCGCTGCGCCCTTCTGTTGCCTGTGGTTTGCGAAGAACCCGGACAACGGCAGGATCTACGTCTACCGCGAGCTGTACGAGACGGGGCTGATCGACCGGGAGCAGGCGAAGGCCATGCTCGACAACACCCCGGACACCGAGAAGATCAAGCTGACCTATGCGCCTCCCGAGTTGTGGGCGAAGAAGGGGCGAGAGGACAGCGTTACCAGCACGGTAGACGAGTATCTGCGGGAGGGTCTGGTCGTCTCGCCGGCGGACAACGACAGGGTGGGGGGAAAGCGCAAGGTGGATCGGCTGCTGATGAACCTGCCGGATGGAGAGCCTGGCTTGGTTGTGTTCTCGACCTGTGCCAACCTGATCCGCACCTTGCCGGCGCTGCCCTACGACAAGATCAACGTCGAGGATGTGGACACGGACGCCGAGGATCACGCCTACGACACGCTGCGCTATGGGCTGACCAAGCTCACGGCACCGAAGAAGGCCGAACCGGAGATACCAAAGCGCAGGGGTGGGATCCATTCCCGGTCCCTGTAGGAGAGAGTCATGCCTAACGAGGACAAGGCGCACGAATACGATCCCGAGATCTGGCAGAACATCCAGCAGCGAGTGACGGATGTTGAGTCCACCTACTCGGCCTGGAAGGTTGAGGCCAAGAAGTATGAGGACATCCTGCTCATGGAGTGGGAGGACGACAAGCTCAAGGAGACGAGCGACGAGACGAAGATCACCATTTCGCCGGACGGGGCCAACCGCCTGATCGGAGCTCATCGCCTGATCTCTGCCACCAAGCCACAGATCTCAGTCAGGTTCGAGGACGCCACCGCCGACGAGATGAAGAAGAGTGCGGAGGTAGAGCGGTTCCTGCGTGCGATCTGGAATGTGAGCGGTCAGGTATATGGAGCACCGCTGCACTTGGACGTGACTCTATCCGCCCTGACCTATGCCGATGTGCATTTCGGCTGCCGCCTGGTGGCTGACATGCTCGAGGCGGCGCGGGAGCTGGACGACAGGCCGACGAGAGAGCGGCAGATCCGCCGGCTTGAGGCGATCCAGGAGCAGACGCCGCTGATTTACGACATCTACAATCCGCGGCAAGGGATGGCTGAGTATGACAGTCTCGGCCTGGTGTCTTACACGCGAGAGTGGAAAACGACGCCGGCGGCGCTGGTGAGCGAATGGCCGGAAGCTGCCAATGTGGTGAAGGCGGAGCGGCGCGGTGTGGCGATCACGGTGAAGGAGTATGTGGACGATTACTACCGCTGCTTGTGGGTGCAGGGCGCAGGCTCGAAGGCGGCGGATAGGGGCATGGTTCCCTTCTTCCTGAAAGAGCATGGGCTCGGGTTCATTCCGGTCGGGTGCTACATCATCGAGGGATCCAAGCTCTTCGACAAGCCCGAGCACCAGCGCCGTCCGTTTCTCTACACCCTGGTCAAGTCGGGATTGCAGAACCGGCAGAACCTTGTGCTCACGGTGCTCTACACGACCGTGTTTTCCATCGCTGCTCTTGCCTACTGGAAGCACCAGCGCGGATCTAGCGACAGCGATCTCCGCATTGAGAAGCGCGCCTCGACGCTAGGGATTGCAGAGCTAGGCCAGGGCGAGGATCTACAGCCCATGTTGTCGAAGGGTGCCATTGACCCGGCGCTGGTGGATGCCCTACAGATCGCGCAGAAGCTCACCGCAGAGAGCACGATCCAGGGGCAGACGCTTGGCGAACCGCTTGGATCCAACGCTCCCTACTCGATGGTGGCTCTGCTGCACCAGGCGGGCCGGCTCCCGCTGGTTACGCCTCAAGAGATCTGTGGATGGGCGATTGCTGACATGCTCAAGCTCGGGATGCGGCTGCTCCAGCATGGGGGCCAGGCTCCGAGTGTGTTGAAGGATGGCAAGCCTATCACCGTCAACCTGACGGATCTCAACCCGAACCTGCCTCTCCGAGTTCTGCTTGAGATTGACTTGCCCCAGGACTGGCCGCAGATGGCTCGGGTTGCGCTGGATCTCATCAACGGCGAGCTCGCAAGCCGGCGCTACATCCGAGAGAACATCATGCACGCCGGCGACAGCGACCGGATGGACGAGGAGATCTGGAACGAAGGCGCGGCCAACACCATGTATAAGCTCATGCTCCAGGCCTCGGCACAGCAGATGATGGCTCCCCCCGCTGCTCCTCCGCCTGGTGGTGGAGGTGGCGGCCAGACGAATGAGCAAGCGCCCCCTGGCGGCATGGGATCTGAGGGCCCTGCGCCTGGCGGATCCCCCGTTGAGGGCGAGACGGTGGGTGGAGTTCGGCCAGGTCAGCCCATGACTGAGCCGGCGACACCGCGAGGGATGCCAGGATGAGGAACATCCGAGACGCTGAGAGCTCGATCCTTTTCGGCCAGGCCAAAGCCAAGACCGCCCTGGCTAAGTTCGTCGTGAGCTGGTTCGAGCCTTATACTGATATGGCCCTGGTCCTGTGGTGGCGCAACCTGACACCGATGGAGCGGGTGGAGTTGAAGATGAAGGATCCCGAGGCCTACGAGAAAGTGAAGAAGATGATCTCAGACTTGGAGGTGAAAGATGCCGCTATTTGAGGATCGGAATCCGGTTGCGCCGCGACGTGCAGCTGCTCCTGGCCCGCGCACCTTGCCGGATACCTTTGCCGGGCAGGTGATGAGGCAAGTGCAGCAGCAGCCACAGCTGCGGCAGATGCAGCGGACCATAAGCCGAAGCCCGCGCCAGTTCTCCGGGCGCGAGATCCCCGATACGTTCTACGGGAGCTTCGGTCGGGCGGCGCAGGGTAACTACCAGCCGCCGAGAGCGCCGGGCGGGATGGGAATGGGAGGAGGCGGAGGTGGACGCAAGGGGCTGGCGAGTCCTGCACAGTTCGGCGGTGAGGACATCATGCAGGGGCTTGGCGCTATCGGTGATCTTGTGCGCCGTGGCGTGGCTACCTTCAACGAGTTCGTCCCGTTGGGACAGCCACAGCAGGGAGCAGGCTACAACGCGATGCAGCGAGGCGGGATGTTCCCGCAGCAACCGGCACAACCTTTCTTCCGCAGACCCGCGTGGCTCAACGAATACTACTCGCGGGCAGGAGGCTGACATGCCTGATGTTGGAGCGGTACGAGCTGGCCTCGCAAAGAGGCAACCGAGCGGCGGGGGAAACATCTTCGGCATCGCCGGCGGAGGCGGAGATCGTGACCGTGACCGTGGTGGGCCCGGTGGTGGTGGACCCGGTGGTGGTGGACCTGGTGGTGGTGGGCCCGGTGGTGGTGGACCTGGTGGTGGCGGAGATCGTGACCGTGACCGTGACCGTGGACGCTGGCGCGGGACGAACATGGCACCTGTCCAGGTGCAGGAAGAGACGAAGCGCCCGAACTGGTTGGAGTGGCTTGGCGCGAACCTTACTTCCACGACTGGCCGGGGAATAGGAACCGCGCCGAGGCCGCAGATCGCCGGCGAGTTGCAGCCGTACTCGGGTATAGCGGGTGGTCTATCGCCGCAGATCTCCGCTGCGCTTGCTCCGCAAGTCAGCACCTTCGACCTACCGCCGGGTCCGGGGATGGGGCGCGGTCGTCCCTTCCCTCAACCTGTCGAGCTCGGTATGGCACCGCAGATCGCGGATGCAATCAGGGCGGGACGACCGCGCCCTGATTGGCTAGGTGGGATGATGGTGCAGCCGGAAGAGGAAGCTGGTATCCAGCCGGAGCCATTGTGGAAAGACATGCGCGCCGCGGCTTCGAGTCTTGCTCAGGGCTTCTACGACTGGACGAACCCCGAGACAGGCGAGACGATTCAGGTGCCGCTGCCCGAAGATGTGACCGCGGATCTTGAGAGCCAGGGGGCGGAGCCTGCGCCCATCGGTGGCGAGGGCGCAGGCAACCTGCTCCCCGACACTTGGAAGCAGCAACGAGCTCGCTGGATGCAGACGATGAACGCGATCATGGGGATCCAGAACGAACGGCAGATGCCCGATACCTACTTCGGCGGCCTGGATCGAGTGCTCGAAAACTACTACGGGAGCAGGCCCTACGAGACGGCGCAGGCTGGTGGTAGCTGGTACGGTCCCGGTGGCTACTACCCCTACTACGGCGGGGGCGGAGGCAACGATTACGAGCCGGGCTTCTGGTTGGATCGCGTGAAGTGGAACATCGTCTAGGCCATGTCTCTCTTCCGCAAAGAGGATCTGCTTGACGTAGCGCAGCCACCGCGGGAGCAAGCGCCACCTGTTCAGCCGGCGGGCGCTCCATCCGGGATGAGGGGTCAGCAACCCATCGGGCCGCTGAACCCCGTCCCCTGGCGCGTGCGGATGGCGGCAGCGATCCGCAGCGTACAACCCAAGATCGACTTCAACGACGATGGATCCTGGTCGACTCAATGGCCGGTCGAGATCCCCAAGCGTCAGCTCGGATACGTCCCGACCTTTTGGGAGGATCCGCGCCGTGTCGCCCAATGGCATGAGAAGCTGCGAGGTCTACCAGCTGGCGAGCCGGTGCCCGATTGGATCGACCGCGATCAGCTGAACATCGCCTATGACTATCTGCGCCTGGCACACAAGGGCGCACCTGCTTCTGCCTGGCGCTTCCCCAACGCGCAGGATCCAATCCGGGGCTTCCTCCAGAACATGCCGACGCCTCCCGAGGAGCTGATGCGTCCAGGCGAGGCGAAGTATGTCCCGCCAGCGGGAACGGACATGCTGACGCTCGGCGGGGAGAACCGACCTGAGGGCCAGCCGCCGCTTCCGAGGGTGGGTACGCCTGAGTATGCCAAGCTGCCGCTGTTCATGAAGCTGGAGCTGCCGCTGTTCCGCCTGGGCGAGGTGACGGAAACCTTGCCGGAACAATGGGTGAAGGCGCTGGCTGACGAGCTCGGCATGACGGAGGAGGAGGCGACGAACATCGTCACTTCCGCTGCGTCAGGCGCTACGATGGGCGCAACCTTCGGGGGAATGGCCGGCACGCTGGCTGCTCCTGGACCTGGCACGCTGTCGGGCGGACTCGTGGGTGGGTTGTTCGGTCTTGGTCTTGGTGGAGGCACGGCCACCGCGCAGGGTTTGCTCGCTCGGTGGGCGAGGGCGCAGCCTGGCATCGTCGGCCCTGGCGGGGGCATGGAGGGTTTCTACAACTTCCTGATGGGCGCGACAAACGCGCTTGGCATGACACTTGCTTGGCCGGCGCAGATCATCGAGAACACCATCGGGGCCGCGGCGCAGGCGGTCTACTCGGCGGTGGATCCAGAGAAGTACGGCCCTCTCTCGGACCTCGGCATTGATCCAATGGCAACGTGGAGCGCCGGCGGTGCGTTCTACGAAGGTGTCCCGACGACTGGCCTCACGCCAGGCGGAGCTGAGCCAGGTAAGTCGATCTGGCAAGCTGGCCTACCGGATCCAGTAGATCTACCGCCCGAGCTCCAGACCTCGACCGGGTGGGAAGCTCTCGGGATCGGGATGCGCGACGCTCGGCAGATGCTCATGGAAAACAAGGACATGACGACCTGGGATGTGGCAGCCTGGGCCGCTGACCGCTTCGGCTTCTCGTCCATGATGCAGGATCTCATCTTCCAGGGCATCCTCGATCCCCTCAACGCGGTGGGCGATCAAGGCGTGCGGGGTGTCAAGCTGTGGGGCGAGGCGACGAACAACCCGCACCTCGTCCGGGCCGCTGATATTGGCGTGCGGTTGAAGAAGCCTGGCCTGGTGCGAACTTTCCAGATCTATCAGACGCTTCTCCGCACGACAGTCCCGCCTGAGCAGATCTCGCACATGGGTCGCTTCGCTCGCTACCTGGGTGGCGTCACGGCAGAGGGCAAGCTGGTCGATGTTGAAGCGCCGCGTACCAAGCTCGGCAAGATCTTCGGGCTCACGCCGCGCGCTCGGGCTGTCCAGATCCTCGCTGTTGGCAGCGATGGACTCAAGGTGCTCATGGGTGGCCGCGATGAGGCTGTCACCTTCCCGATGGCTGCTGAGAGGCTGCACCAGCTCGGCCAGGTGGACGGCAAGTGGGCGGAGGATGTGTCGCTCAAGGTCTACGACAGTCCTGATGGGATGCTGCTGGTAATCATGGCCCGGGACTTCGATTTCACCTGGCTCAAGGAGCAGACGGAAGCCTACGCCACGACGACGCCGCACCGCACGATGCTCAAGCTGGTGTCGGGCTTGCTCGGGATGGATGAGGCGAGCTTCCTGGCTGAGGCTGAGAAGGTGGGCGCTCCTGAAATGTGGGGCCGGGCCAAGAAGGTGATCCAGGACGGGAGCTCGCCCCTCGGACTTGAGGCACGCAAGCTGCTGGAGACGTGGAAGCTGTCAGAAAAGACAGTCATGGATCTGCTCGATGTGTTCACCGGCAAGGACGCAATCCCCTGGTCGGAGGGTGAGTGGAAGGCCAAGCTCTACGACGCCTGGCTGGAGCATGAGGCGCGCTGGCTTGTCGAGCACCTGGGAGTGGAGGTAGAGGGCACGGTTGGCCGCATGGCTGACGTGATGAAGTCGATCTACTCCCTGGCCTTGCTGGATCTGTCAGCGAAGTATGCCATCGCCAACGGCCTCAACAATATCTCAACGATGGTGGTGGACAGGAACATCGACCCGTCGATCATGGGACGCGAGCTCAAGTGGTTGGAGAGGTTCAGCGTTGCTCCCTTCCGCCTGGCGCAGAGCTTCGGCGGGGCTGGTGGATTGCTGGAGGGTGTCGATCTCGGAGCCTTGCACGCGGGCAAGAAAGAGGCGCTGGTCGCTGCCGGCCATGCAGCTGATGTGCACGCGATGGAGGCACTCACCCAGGCGGCAAAGGGCGGGGGTGGCCTGGCTACTGCGGATCGGTGGATCCACAACATCCGGCGCAAGGTGGGCCTGGCGAGCAGGCTGGCCGGCAAGATGGAGCGGGCTTCGGGGATCCACGCCACGACCGCCGGCATCAAACAATGGTGGAGCGGGACATGGAGGCGCGGCGCTGGCTATCGGATCATGCCGCCGGAGCTGGAGCGTCTGCTTGGGCCTGATGTTGCGAGCACGGTCTATGGCCTGGTGGACGGGGCCATGAACCAGGACGAGCTCGCCGCCTCGCTGATGAAGCGATCCAGCCGTCGCCCGCCCGAGGCTTTCCTCGATGATGTCGCCGCCGATCTTGGTATGAGCCCCCAGGCTGTGCGCGAGGCGGTGGCAAAGACTGGTTTCCTGGACTACCTCAACGAGCGCCTGGGGAGCGTCAACACACGCGAGGATCTGGCGCGCATCTTCACCGATTGGGAAGCCGAGAGGCATGACTACATCCAGAGCTTGCTGCCCTCCGACCTGGACACGATTGCTGGTGAGGCCGCGGCCCAGGCGCAGGCTGGCGACTGGATGGGAGTGCTCGATCTCTACTACGGTATCAACCGCAAGGTGGCGGATTGGTGGACGCAGCACGTCCTGAACATGAGCGACATGATGGCGAAGGCCGACGAGATCACGGATCCCGCTGTCCGCAACGCCATGATCTCATCGCAGATGCAGAGCGCACAGGCTGAGTGGGGCAGGATGCGAAGCCTGGAGCTCGCTGCCTATGACGGGATCGAGAAGGGTCTACGGGGAAGCGCCAACGATGTCGAGGTCCGCGGTCCTCTCTACGATGCTGACATGCAGATCCGTCAGAGGATGCAGCCTGGCGAGGCTTTTCATGGTGAGCGAGTAACGCCAGAAGTGCGAGCGCAGGCCGAAAGGTTGGCCGGCACGCTGGAGACTGGCGACAAGCTGGTAGACGTTCGGGGTAACGAGAGCCGGGTTGAGGTACAGAAGAACGGGACCATTTGGGTCTACCCGCTGAGCGAAACGGGAGAGGCGCAAGGTGCTACTCTCATCCGGCACGTTGACGAGTGGGACACGGGCGGGCTTAGCAGTTTGGCGAGGTCGAGGATCATCAAGCCGGCGCGGGGTGGCGTGGAGCCTCCGGCCAGGTGGCGAGAGTTGACGATTGCGCGCAACGACATCCGGGAGCGCTTCTTCATCGAGCGCAATCGGTTGTGGCACGACTTCCACCGGACCAACTTCGACAGCTCCAAAGCCAGGTTCAATCGCTTCGTCGGGATCCTGGACGAGCTCGATCAGAAGTATCGCAACCTGACGCTGGAGGATGTGCAGGCACAGCAAGCGCTGGATGAGGCGGTCGTTGCCACGATCTCGCGCAACAACCCGGACGCCGGCGACGTGGCTGGTGTGATCCTGGCTGAAATGCGGGATGGGCTGCTCAAGCTGTACGAGCGTGAGGCCAGGGTTCGGAAGGTGCCGCTGGAGCTCTACACCGGGGAGCGCCCAACGGGGAAGAACGTCGCCGCCAAGCTGCGGACGTTGTTCGCTGACGATCTGGAGCTCCTGATGCGAATGGAACCGCTGCTCCAGTCCTTCGAGCTGGTGCGCGGCGAGCTCATGGTGCGCCAGGTGGCGCGCAGGATCTACGATCTCTACGTCAAGACGATCAAGCTGCCGGCAATCGCTGACTACTACACCCTGCGAAACGAGGCGGTAGCAGATTCCTTCGGGCCACAGATCCCGAGAGCTGAGAGGATCGTCGCTCCTGAGGTGGGATCCCGGGCAGACGTGACGCCCAGGCCGGAGACTGTGGCGCGGGATGTGGTCGAGGGCGAGAAGCCTGTTGAGGCTACGTCCGAGCCAATCCGCACGGTCGTCAGCGATGAGCTCCAGGGGCTACTGATTCTTGCCAACAAGCGCGGTCGGATCACGATTGCCACGCCGGACGGTCGCCCTATCAACGCTCACCTTGTCAACTGGATCAACTCGGACGAGGGCTTGGGGCTGCGCCGGCAAGGAGCGCCCATCCGCAAGCTGGAGCAGCTGGCACCGGAGCAGGCACAGGCCGCAACCCTGCGGTTGGAAGAGCGGGGCCAATACTTCGATGGGCTGGATGCAATCAGCAAGGATCGCAACATCACCGTCGAGACGCTGCGTGCCCTGGATCATTGGGACGATCCTCGCCTGGGTGCTGGCACGGTCAAGGCGCGCCGCCTGGCTGTGGCAAACGGGATGGACGAGGGCACCGCCAAGATGCTGCCTCGCGAGCAGATCAAGGACTGGCTGCTGGCGAAGAGGGATGGCCGGCCATACGAGGGCGCGCTGCCGATGTCGGTCGAGCGCTACCGGCAGGAGATCGCCCAGGTTGTCGGCAAGGACAAGGAAGCCGCCTGGTGGGAGATCCAGCGCCGGCTTGCTGCTTCGAGAGGCATGACGCCTGAGGAGTATGTGGCGCACTACTCCGCCAACAGCGGCGACAACGTGCACGCGCTCCACCAGGCGCAGAACATGGAGCATCCGGCCACTATCGAGGCCATTGAATACTTCGGGGTGACTGACAACCCGCACGAGGCCGGCTATCTGCTACCGGATGGCCGGTTCTTGGATTTCAGCGGTAGGCATTGGGAGACGCCGGCATCAGATCTTGGCTGGACCGAGAAGCAAAAGGCAGAGTACGCAGAAATGCCAACCTACATCCGCCAGGGAGATCGGTGGGTGCCGAACAAGAACGCCGGAGCGAGAGCTGAGCGAAACTACGCCAACACGCGCAACGTCGATCACTCTGAGCCGGAGGGTGCTCTAAAGTTCCTTTACGATGGACACCTACAGAAGTATGACTGGATGGCGCAGGCTGGTGTGGTGCGATGGAGTTGGGTGGGCCAGTCGCTTGTTATCGAGATCGGTCAGAAGCCAACCAGGGCGCAGATGAGACAGATCGAGTACCACGCTGCACTCGCTTCCAAGTCCGGCACCGATGTCGTTGTGGAGACGTGGCGCGGGGACTGGCGCAACCCCGAGGCGCGGGTTGAGTACGACAAGTTTGCAGCTGACTATTCCTGGGACGAGCTGGTGCAGACGATCCGCAACGTCTACCCGGACACGCTCTATCAGCGGCCCGAGGTGGTGATGCGGGATCCGGCTTTCGCTGCCGCCTTCGAGGGTAGCCAGGCGGTTGATGCTGAGGGTAGGCCGCAGGTTCTCTACCACGGCTCCGATATGTTGGGTGCGTCCACCCGCTTCGATCCCTCCAGCATGACGGACGATGGGCGGATGGGGATGGGCTTCGAGTTCACCGACGACCCCGCGCTCGCCGGCGGAGAGGTCAGGCCGATCACGCGTGAGCTCGCCTTCGCTACCGAGGCTGAGGCCAGGGCAGCGAACAAGATCGGATACCCATACTACGACGCGGTGACGGGCAAGTGGCGCGCCAGGGTGCTCGACTATGAGCTCTCCAAGCTCGGCACCGCACAGCGCCCGGTCCCGAAGCAGATCCCGATGCGCGAGAGAGGGCGCTACATCCGGGCCCTGAAAGACACGCCGGCCTACGCTGGCCTGGTGGCGACTGACAAGGCGAGGGCTGACAAGATCCTGCGCGGCTTCCTCATGCGTGGATCCTGGACGGCGCTCACCGGGCTCGAGGACATGGGGATCCAGGTGCGGCGGGTGCTGGTGTCTCAGAAGCTCGCTCCTGCCGGCGGCATCATCCCGGCCTACCTGTTGGCGAAGAAGGTTGCCTACTTCGACCGGCCTGTGTCGGCGGAGGATGGAGCTCGGATCCTGGATGCGGCGAGGAAGCTCTATCGGATCCCCCAGGACGTGACGCTTGAGGGCCGACCGTTGCGCGAGGGCATCGCTGACCTGGAGCGGGTGGCGATCTACGATGGGGCAGCCGGGCCTCGCCCCTTCGATAGCCGCGACGTTGGCCCGCTTCTCCAGACCGCCGGCTTTGACAGCGCCAGCGACGCGTACACCAGGCCGGACGGAAGAACGGGCCGACGCTGGACCGTCTACGATGCTGACAGAGTGCGGTCGATCTACAACCCCACCACCGCGACGAACATGGCAGACCGCACGCTATTCCAGCTGCCTGAGTCGGCTAACATGCTCAACCGGGGTTTCTACTTGCTCAGTCAACGGCTGATTGAAACGAAAATGACCCAGGCCATGCCGGTCGATCAGTTCCGGCGCTGGCTCAAGGGCAAGGGTGTCAAGCAGGAGGAGCTCTATTGGACCGGACTGGATGAGTGGCTGACCAAACGAAGCAAGAAGCAGGGAGCGGTGACGCCTGAGGAGCTGCGCCGCTACTACGAGCGCAACCAGTTCACCATCGAGGAGGTTCACTACCCTGGCCTGCGCGTCACGTCGCGGCGCGCTGGCTATTCTCTTGGCCCGTGGAATGAAACCTCTGACGTGCTCGGTAGACAATGGAGCGCGACGCCATTGGATGAGAGCCTTCCCTTGATGAGGATTGAGGAGCATCCGCCTGGCGATGGTGGCTGGAGAGAGGGAGAGGTAGAACAGCTCCTCCGCCGACCGCCTTCGGAGACTTGGGACGGACAGGCGCTCTATGCTATCCGGGAGCTCAGGCCGGGCTTCGGATGGCAGACTTACGCGTACGCCGAGAGCTTGGAGAAGGCGAAGCTGATGGCTAGCGGCCAGCTGGAGATCGAGCCTCGCTCCCCGAATTGGGAGTCGGTGCAGATGGGGCCTGGCGGGGCTGACTACCATGAGATCGTGCTGACTTGGCCGCGTCAGGTGCGCGAAATCGGAGACTTCTTCACCTGGCTAGGCGACAAGGATGCGGGTTGGCGGTTGGGGGAAGATAGCTGGTTGTGGCGCAGCGCTTCGGAAGAGGTGCGCGGTAGGTTGCGGGAAGAATACGATGCAGCGGTTGCGCGTGGCGAGGCCATGACTGAGGTGGGGCCTTTCGTCGCCGGCGAAGAGCAGCACAAGTGGGGAGAAAACAACGTGATCGCCTGGATCCGCGGCTCGGAGTATACAGATCTCCAGGGCCGGCGGGTGTTTGTGATTGACGAGGTGCAATCGGACTGGCATGAGAAGGGCCGCGACCGCGGGTATGCCAGCGAGGAATCTCGCGCCAGGCTGCGAGAGCTCAACAAAGAGGTGAACAGGGCCGAAGCTGCTCTCAAGGAGGCGCAGCAAGACGCGCTGAACTGGAGCAAAGACCTCGACGCCGAGCGCTATGTTGCTTTGTGGACGTTCATCAAGGACAAGACCGGGCTGGAGCTTGGGGTAGCCAGCGCCTACGAGGCGCGCAACTATGCCGATTCGTGGATCACGGAATGGACGAGACACGCTCGCCAGGTGGCTAATGACCCGTTCTACCTAGAGCAGCTCTCGCCGGATGCGCGTGCCGGCCTCGACTTGCTCATGGATCCTGCCGTACAGGAGATCGCTCTCCGCACGACCGAGGCAAAAGAAAGACACCAGCAGGCACAAGACTCCTACAGGGTCCAGGGCGACGAGATCAAGATGCAGGTGCCGGCGGGCCCGTGGTCGGACGACTATGGCGAGCTCGCCTTCAAGCGCGCCGCGATGTGGGCTGTGCAGAAGGGCTACGATGTGCTGGCCTGGACGACCGGAGAGCGCCAGGGCGAGCGCTGGATGAAGCATGGCTACGCCAGGCACATCGGTTGGGTGATCGACGCTGAGACGGAAACCATCACGATCTATATGTCCCGAGAGGGCAAGCCGCCGGCCAGGATCTACACACACGACGAGAAGGAGCTGAGCACCATTGTCGGGAAGGACTTGGCCCGGCGGATCCTGGCACGCGAAGGCGAGTCGCCTACGCGGATTCGCTTCGAGACGGGGCCGGCGGTGGATGAGTTCGGGACTCCATTCACGGGCTACCGCGTGATTGACGAAGCAACGGGACAGCAGATCGGACCTGACTTCACGAATGGCGAAATGGCTAACGCCTACGCTATTGAGCAAGTCGGATACATCGCCGGCCTCCAGGGGTGGAGCCCGGAGGAGAACGTAGCTGCGCGGGGGGCAAGGGCAGGAGTGATCCGGCCAGGGCCAGGCGAGACGAAGGGTGTGGAGTGGGGCAGCCGGGGCTTCCATGTGTTCTACGACGACAAGTTTGGAGGCTATGCCAAGCGCTTCGCCAATACCTTCGGCGGCAAGGTGGGCGATCAGGTAGTGGTCGTCTCTCCCAAGCTGGAGTACCCGATGGTCACAGAGAAGGCCGGGCCCTACTCTGACAAGTGGCGTGTGATCTACAAGGACGCGCGCACGGACTTCCAGATGGGCTTGCGTGAGGTGCATTTCAGCACCGAGGAAGCGGCGAGAGACTACGCCGATAGGGTGCGCGCCGGGTATCAGGAGTTCAGCGCGATGGTGCACGCCGTCGAGCTCAACGAGAAGGCCAGGAGCAGCGTGCTCCAGAACGGAATGACGCTCTTCCAGCTGGACGCCGATCACCCGCTGCGCTTCCGCCTGGACCGAGCTCGGGCTGAGATCGTGCAGTTCCTCGCTCGCCACAACGTCGATGCTGACCGGGCCACCGAGATCATGCGGCGGGCTGTCGCCGGCGAAGGGCTGAGGCATGAGGACTATGCCTTGTTCCTGATGGACTCGGGCGAATGGCAGGCGCTCGCTGAGCAGCTGAGGATGGCAGAGCTCGATGTGCGCCTGGGGGATCGCCTGGGCCACGCTCCAAACCTGGACGAGTTCCGGCGCTACATGGCTGAGCAGTACGGCTCCGATGTGCTCTATCAGCTCGAAGGGCCGAAGCCTTTGCTGACCGGCGGCGGGGATGATGGGATCTGGAGAGTAACGCTGGATGGGCGCGAGGTGCTGCCGTTCAAGGACGAGGCCACCGCCAGGCGGGTTGTCGATGGGCTGAACGCAGATGGCGTGACTGACATGCAGCGGATCAAGCCGAAGGGCGCGGCCACCCCCTTGCAGGATGGCATGTGGCTGGTGCGCTACTTCGACGGGGCGGATGTCTCGACAGTCGTGCACGAAAACCTCCACGTCTTTAGCTCGCTGCTCAAGCCGGACGAGGTGGAGATCATCAAGGCTTGGCAGAAGGAAGCTCACGGTTCGGATGTGGATTACGTCGATGGCCGGTTCGTTGGGGATGATGCCGAGGTGGGCCGGGCCTACGAGGATCTGGCGCGTGGCTTCGAGCGCTACATGGCTGAGGGTGTGGCTCCTGTGCCGGCCCTGGCAGCGATCTTCGAGCGGTTCAAGGAATGGCTGCTCGGGGTATATCGGTCGATCACCGGCAGCTCTATCGACGTGAAGATCACGCCTGAGGTGCGCCGGATGTTCGACGCCTGGCTCACTCTGCCGGACGAGATCGAGCGAGCACAGCAGGAAGCTCTACCGCTGACTGATAGGCCGGCGGATGTCATGCCGACCAGGACTAACCGCGGCGTGCAGCTGGACGAGCTCGCGACAGAGATTGACCAGGCGAAGGCGCTAGAGGAATCGCACTCCAGGCCGACGCCGGATCGAGCTCGGGTAGGGGGTATGACGCCGGACGGCCGGCTGCTCACGCAATCGGGACGTGAGATCCCGCTGCCTGACAAGCGCGGCAAGGTCGAGACGCAGGTGAAGAAGATGCACGCCTGGCTGGTGGAGCAGGCGAAGGCGGAAATGGCGGCGCGCAAGTGGCCGGCGGACGAGTTGCTCAAGAGCTTCGTTGAGAGCATGAACCCCAAGAGGCTCAGCCAGTCGGACGTTGACACGCTCAACGATGTGCTCTTCGGGGTCGAGGAGGTGCGTCTAGTGTGGGAGGATCCCACGATGGACGCGCAGCAGAAGGCGAAGGCGTCTCCGGCCAGGATGCAGGAGCTCACCGATAAGGGTGCATCGAAGGCCGACGCTGCCAAGCAAGCCAGCGCAGAGGCAAAGACTCCTCGGAAGCCGGGGCCCAAGCGGATCCCGCGCAACCTGCGGGCTGCTCTCGGCCTGGCGCTCCAGGAGTTTGAGGACGCAGCGGGAGCTCACGATCAGGAGCGGATGGCCCTGGCTGAGGCCGAAGTGAACCGACTGGAGGATCTGGCCGGCGTGAAGCTGACCGGCGACCAGGAGGATGCGCTGCTCCGAGAGCTCGACAAGGCGCGTGAGGCGCAGGGTATCGCGGCTTCGGGGATCCCGGACAACTGGAAGGCGATCCTGGGGTGGATTGACGAGGCCAAGAGCAAGCTCGATGAGCTGCCTCAAGAGGCAGACGACACCACCAGGGCCGCGCTCGAAGGCGAGATCGACCAGCGCTTGCAGGCGCTCAAGGCGCAGCCGGATCTGACCTACCACGAATGGAGTGCTAGGCGAGACGCCGCGCTCTACTTCCTCAACGGTACGGTCAAGGATCCACACCTGTTGCTGCAAGAGGTGGAGAGGACGCTAGGCGAATGGAACCGCGCTGCTCCGAAGGGAATGGTGACTACCCTTCTGCTCAGTAGCGTGGCCGACCGAATCAACGCGGGAGCACAGGCTCTCATCCGAGGCGGTCAGCGGATGGCTGGTGTCGAGGGCGCACAGACCACAGCCCACGGCCCGGATCCAAACATCGTCTACCAGTTCCGCTACCAGGCGGTCGAGCTCGCGGACTTGATCGTGAGCCATGATCCGAGAAGCCTGGAGCCGAACCCCGCCTACCCATCAGAGCTGCAACCTCGCCAGCGTGACCGAGAGGCAGCGAAACAATGGGTGGATGGGAAGGTGCAGACGTGGAGGCCGCAGACGCTCCTGGAGCTCACCGCCAGGCTGGATGATGGATCTCCGATCATCGGGCCCGACATGCTGGTTGAGAGCGGCAACGGGCGCTTGATTGTGATGAGCCGGCTGACGCAGGACGAGCCGACGATGGTGGCGCAATACAAGGACGAGCTGGTAGCCAATGCCGGCACCTACGGCCTGGATCCGTCCACGGTCGGCGGCATGACCAACCCAATGCTTGTGCGCGTGCGCCTGACCGAGCTCACGCCGACCGAGAGGATTGACTTCACGCACATCGCCAACGCCCCAACCACCGCGCAGATGAGCGCGGCGGAGAAGGCCAGGGCGGACGCCATGAGCTTCAACCCTGACTTGCTGGTGAACCTAGAGATCGGAGACACACAGACCTTCGAGGAGGCAATCGCCGCGCCTCGCAATCGGAAGTTCGTGCAGATGTTCCTGGCAGGCATAACGGAGGAGGAGCGAGCCACCTTCTTCGACGCGGGCGGGGAGCTCAACATCCAGGGCAAGCGCCGGATCCTGGCGGCGGTCCTGGCGCAGACCTTCGACGGAGACAAGGGTGCGCGCCTGGCCGAGATCCTGACCGAGAGCGCAGATGTCAACGTGAAGAACCTGGGATCCGGCATCATCGGCGGCCTGGGTGAGCTTGCCAGGGCTGAGTCGCTGATCCGGTCGGGGCGCAGGCCGGCGGAGCTCACCATCGTTGAGGATCTGGCCGCTGTCACCACGAAGCTGAGCCACCTGCGGCAGATCGGGATGTCGGTAGACGACTATGTGGCGCAGACGCAGATGTTTGAGCGCGAGCTGACACCCTTCCAGGAACAGATGCTAGGCGACATGGGTGAGTGGAAGTCGGCGCGCCAGGCGCGAGAGACGATCAAGGCATACGGCAAGCTGGTCGCCTTCCAGCCTGACGTGACGCAGGGCGCGCTGTTCGGGGATATGCAGTACCCGACGAAGGCCGAGCTGTGGGATCGGGCTCTAGGATCTCCGCAAGAGACGCTGTTCCAACTGCCCGATGGCGTGGACATGGGTGCCCCCGACTCAATCCCGCCGGAGATCCTGCCTGGTGAGCTCTCGCGTGAGGGTGTGCAGAACGTGGCTCCGGTGATCCAGGGCCTCCGAGATCGGATGCTTGGGGACAAGGGCTACCTGCAAGAGCAGGTGATGAACCTCGACGGGCTACCCCAGGATGGACAGCGGATGCTGACCGACTGGATCACGGGTGTCAAGGCGGACATGGCGCAAACGAAGATGGGCGCGATCCGTTGGGGCGAGACGATGCGGGATATGTCTCTGCTCAACTACAACAACCGGCGCGGATTCTCTGGCGCGGCCACCCTTGCCATGCCCTACTACTTCTGGCCGACTGAGACGGTGCTGCGATGGGCGCTGCGCCTGATGGACAGGCCGGCCATGCTCGCCAACTTCTACCGACTGAGGCAGAAGCAGAAGATGATGAAAGAGATCCCGGGATGGCCGACGCGGTTGGAGCACAAGATCGAGGTGCCGGTCCCCTTCATGCCTGACTGGATGGGTGGCGGAGTGTTCGTTGACCCGCTTGGCGCGATCTTCCCACCGATCATGTTTCAGCAGGGCATGGAGCGCTTCACCAGCGGGCGACAAAAGGATGCGATGTCGGCGCTGCGCGTGCTCGGGGAGTGGGTGGAGAAGGGGCAGGTGCCGGAGCAGGAGGCGAAGATCGCGGCGACCCAGGGCGGGCCGATATGGGATCGAGCGGTGGCGCAGGCGCAGGCCGAGAGCGACAGCGGAAACATGGATCCCTTCGACTTCATTTCGACCTTCACCGGCTTTGCTCCTCCGGTTGAGTGGGCGCGCCAATACTACCGAGGCACGCCGGAGAACATCAGTCCGTTGCCGATCACCAGGCTCATCAAGACTTCCACCGCTGCGCTTGGCTTGGGTGGACCAGGCGGGGTGAACATCGAGGCTCCAATCCGCAGATCTCTCAACCTGCCGACCTATGATCGCTTCGAGTCCTACCGAGTCGACCGGATGCTAGCAACCCTGGCGGCAGAGGGCAAGATCTCGGCGGACGAGGCGCTGATGGCGGGGATGGAGAGATCGGGGCCGGCCTATGACGAGGCGCTGCGCCGCATCGAGCAGGTGCGTATGGCAGGTGGCTTCGCCAACCCGCTATTCTGGATCGGTTTCCCTGGCGACATCTTCCCGAAGGGCGAAGAGCACCAGCGCGCTCTCGGCTTGGAGTGGGGCAAGGCATACGACGCCTATGCCAACGGAGACACGGAAGCGCTGGATACCTTCCTGGACAAGTACCCGGAATACCGGGTGCGCCTGGCCTCCTTCGATGATCCGCAGGAACGCCTCAAGTCCTACCTGGTGGACGAGGTGTGGCTGCGCTACCGTGCTCTGGATCCAACCAACAAGCAGCTCGCGACACAGCAGCTCGGGACCACCTTCCAGCTGACGTTTCTCGACAAGGAGACGCGCAACTACGCCGACCTCGACATCCAAACCCTAGCGCTGTGGGCCAAAGCGCTCGGCGGGATCGTACCCAACACGAAGGAGACAGACTTCGATCTGCCAATGGGGATGAAACCCCCCGAGGTTCGGGTACTCCCGCCGGCGCTGGCGAAAGAGGTCAACGACTACAAGGAGTGGCGGAACAAGGAGCACCCGTATTGGTTCGCTCTCCAGAGCCGGTACTACGATCTTCCCGCTGGACCACGACGCCGGCAATTCCTGGCGCAGTTCCCCATGCTCAAGAAGTATTGGGACGAGAACCGCGCTTACCTGGCTTCGCACCCTGACGTGAAGCTCTACCAGCAGAGCTTTGAGGTGACGAACCCCGAAGGCGAGGAGGTGGGGCGACTGTCGATGCCCGAGATCCTGAGTAATCCGATGTTGATGCGCCAGCTATACGGTGCCACCTTCGCCGGCCAGCCGCTATCGAGCGGCGCGCTGACGGAGCTGGAGCGGATCTGGCAAACGAGCGGCCAGGAGCAGCCTTTCGGATCCTGGTTGCAGAGCGTCATGACGCCACTCGCCCAACCGGGCCAGGGCGAATTGACACCCCCACAGATGGGGCTATACTAACCACGGAGGTCACAGATGGGCGACGAGCTTGAGACTCAGGAAGCATCCCCCCTGGCCGAACAGCCAGGCCAGCCTTCACCCCGACCGCGACAACCGGCGCGGGTGGACGTGGCGGATGCGGACGAGGATCGACCTGTCACGCTGAGGGAATTGCGGGCCGCGCAAGCCGACCTGGATACTCGGTATCGCAGGACGCAGGGCGCGGTTGACCGCAGCGAGCAGCGACTCTTTGATCGGTTGCGGCAGGATCTTGCAGGTGTGGATGGGCTTGGCGAAGAGCTCCGCGGCATCGGTGTCGATCTGACGCCACAGCAGCAGGAAGCTCTCCGCCAGCGCCGGCTCATGCGGACCTTTCAAGAACCGCCTGAAACGCCGCAAGCTCCTCGGGGGCGTGCGCCTAACCGCGAACAGCCCGCGACAGAGCAGGAAACCGAGTTCAACCCGGTCGCTGCAACTGCGGATGCTGCCTGGGCGATCATGACGCAGGAGTACGGTGTGGTTGTGGAGGAGCAGGATCCCGAGTTCAAGATGATCGACCTCGCCACTACCAAGCCGTCTCGCCTCCTGGCAACTGTACGGGAGGCTGCGGAAGCGAAAGCCCGGAGACTAGGCCGGCTCCAGGACGAGGAAGGGGAGACGGGCGGACCACCTCCGGCTGCCCCTCGCCCTGACTCAAGAGCACGCGCTGGAGCTGGTGGCCGCAGACCGGCGGCACCTTCGTCCTTCGAGGGCAGGAAAGCTATGGACCTGTTCAAAGAGGGCTACCAGAAAACCACACCTTCATAGGAGGTAAGAAATGGGCTACACGCTTGCCGACTATGCGCGCGTGATGAAAGACCCGCTCAAGGCTGGCGTGGTGGATGTGTTCCGTCGCGAGAGCTTCATCATGGAGTATCTCGAATGGATGGGGACGGACACCATCGTTAGCCAGCAGCTTCGCACCAAGACTCTCCCGACTCCCGAGTGGCGCAAGATCAACGAGACGTGGGTAGGCAGCTCTGCCACCTTCGAGCCCGTTGAGGATCGCGTGTTCTCGCTCGGTGGCCTGGTGGACGTTGACAAGCTGCTGCTCAAGAGCAAGTCGATCATCGACCAGCGCGCAAGCCAGTCGGACGCGTATGTGACGGCGCTCTCATACGCCTTCAACGACACCTTCATCAATGGGGACACCCTGGTTGATGAGGACCAGTTCATCGGGATCTGGCGACGGCTGGTGAGCTACCTGCCATCCGGTCAGACGATCCTGGGCGGCGGGTTGGACATCTCGCCCGACAGCGGTTCGCTCTCGGCTTCCGAGGACACCTACCTGGATCGGCTCCAAGAGCTGATCCATTCCGTCGAAGGGCACCAGCCGAAGATCCTTGCCATGAACGACACGCTCTTCCTGCGGACGATCTCGGCAATCCGCAAGAAGGGCCTGTTTGCTCAGACCGAGGACAGCTATGGCCGCAAGGTCACGACCTTCGGGCCCGGTGGCCCGACGATCATCGACCTCGGCTACAAGGCCGATCAGACCAACCGCATCATCGGCAACGTCGAGCTCGCGGATGGGAGCGCCCTGACTGGCGCGGGCAGCACCTCCGTCTACGCGATGCGGATGGGTGAGCAGTACCTTCACGGCCTCCAGCTCTACGATATGGACGTGAAGGACAAGGGTGAGCTCGAAGATGGTGTGACCTACCGGACGGTGATCGACTGGCCGGTGGGAATCTCGCTGGTCAACCCCCGCAGCATCGCGCGGTTGGTTGGCATCATCGCAGCCTAGTGGAGGATGCAGACATGCTTGACGTAGATCTCATGCTCCGCCCTGCGAGTGCCGGTGCTTTGTCGGCAAGCGAGCAAGCCCGAGCTGCGGTGGACTTCGGTGCGGCTGATTCACGACCGATCACCTACATCATGAAAGTCCCCTCCGTCTCGGGCACGACTCCCACGCTTGTCGCAAAGATCCAGGAGAGCGACGATGGAACGAACTGGGCGGACCTTGCGAATTTCGAGAACAACGCAGTCACCCCGTCCAACACCATCAACGCTGTGGGCGTGTTCCATGTGAGCGCCCGGTCCTCGAAGCGCTATCGGCGCGTCCACTTGACTCTCGGTGGGACCACGCCGAACTTCGGGACCACCACGGTCGGCGCAGATGTGGCCGGAGACTACAACCGCTTCTAGGAGCGGGACAACCTGAATGAGTGAGGGGCGGGGATACCCCCCGCCCCTCCAGCAATAGCGGAGGGAAGAATGGCGAAGCGAGCAGCTGCACCCGCGCCTGAACCAGAGCCCGAGCCCGTTGCGCTTAGCGCCGCCGAAGTCGATATTGCCATGAGCAGGCGGAGGCTGGACTCGGAGGTCGATCTGGCGAATCGGCGCGCAAAGGTCGGTGGGAAAGAGTCCACGCTGAATCAGCCGGCCTTTCGTTACGGCCCGACCGAGCCCCCTGGCGGGGTGGATCCCAACCACGGAAAGGTGCCGCCCGAGATCGAGGCGGCGCTGGAGCGAGCGCTGGACCTGGGGATCCTCAATGCTCCGCTCGGCCTGGTGTTCACCACGGCTGAGAGGAACGTGCTTTACTACCTCGATCAGGTACACGGCGGAGAGTTCGTGCTTCGTCCCTACTGGAAGAAAGTATGACGACGCTGGCTGAGGCGATCCTGGCGGTTGCTCCGCACTTGGGATCCGTCTATCGCAGCACCGCGCAGACTGGCTCATCCGCGACGCAGATTGTGGATGCCGCCCTGCTCGCGCCTGCCGGCCTCCTGACCAACGGCACCGTCTGGATCCTCTCGGGAACCTACGCCGGCAAGAGCGGGCCCGTCATGGGGCACAGCGGCGACACCATCACCTTCCCGACATTCGGCGGAGCAATCGTGGCGGGCGTGGCCTACGCAGTTACGGCGAGCGCCAGGCGCGTGCTGGTGCAGGGAGTCAACGACGCGGCGCAGGAGTTGGGCGAGCTCACTTACATCGACAATTCGCTAGACACTACCGCCGGCGAGGATGAGTACGAGCTTCCCGATGGCGTGAGGAATGTGGTAGCGGTCAAGCTGGCCGACGCGCATTGGATCACGCGCTTCGATGTCTTGCAGACTGGATACCTACGCTTCGAGGATACGCCGGCAGCGGCCTACGAAATCAACCTCTACTACAACAAGATGCACCCACAGCTGGTCCTGGACGCTGACGAGCTGGTGCCGGGTGTCAACCTGGAGAGGTTCGGATGGGAGGCCGCGGAGTGCGCCTACCGAGTGTGGCTGCGCGAGAAGGGGATGCCCGCGGACGATGATCCTGGCGTGACCCTCATGAACGAGGCGAAGGACAAGGCGGCGAAGGCGGGACGGCACTACACCTTCCGATTGCCGGCACCGCTGGCGCTGCGGGGATGGTAGGATGCCCGTCCATGTCGCTCCGAAGTTCCCCAAGAGCAGCCACCACCTCGCCCTGATCGACTCGCAGGGGCGCAAGCTCGGCCTCATCACTTGCAACGCTCGGGGAAAACCCTCCAAGTTCGGCCTCAACCGCTCCCGGTTGCAATCCACCTCGCTCAAGATCTCCGAGGGCAACCCGAAATACTCTGACTTCGAGCTCCCGTTCACGCCGATTGTGCAGGAGACATGGGAAGGCGGGCGCGGCCAGGAGCAGTTTGAGCGCGATGTCAGCAAGTTCCTCGACAGCTATCGTGCCAACACGGTATTCCCCACCAAGATCACCGCCGGCCCGCTGGAGTCGATCTGCACCGGCTACCGCAAACAGGACTTCATGCTGCCTGGATCCGTGCGATGGGTGAAACTGGTGCCTGGCACCAGGGCCTACATCGCCAAGCAGTTCATCGCCGCAGCCGCGTACACGGCGGCCTACGTCGAGGTGATCTTGAAGCGGCGCGGATCTCCGGGCACGTTCACGGTCACGGTATGCCAGGACAGCTCCGACAATCCCGGGACCGCCATCGAAGCGGAGACTCTGATCGCCACGGCGCGGCCTGACATCATAGGCCAGACCGAGCGCTGGTCGCTGGCATCGACAACCTACACTCTTGGAACGAAGTATTGGATCAAGGTAACGGCAGCGGCCACGGACACCGAGGACAACTGCTGGCTTGTGGCGGTCAAGGACGCCTCGGGCTCCTCGAAGGAGAGCGCTAACGGGAGCAGCTGGAGCTCATCGGGCGTGGATCTCTACTACCGCACCTACGAGGGTTCGCCCTATGCCTGGCGACCGCTCTTCTACGAATACAAAGGGGCAGAGTATTTCATCACCAGACGGGACGATCTAGGCGCGCCGCAGATCTTCATGAACGGCGACCGGGGCGCTGCCGACAGCAACTCCGCCGACCTAACCAAGCTCAACGACGGAACGAAAGCCTGGGCGACTGACCAATACAAGGGATGCGTCGTCTGGATCACCGAGGGGCCAGGCGCGCTTGAGGATCCTCCATTCCGCGCGATCACCGGCAACGCCGCCAACGCTCTGACGTGCTCGCCGGCTTGGGTGGTAACGCACACCACGTCCACCGAGTATGTGATCCTGGGGGCTGATAGCTTCGTGGAGCTCACCGGCCACGGCATGACCGTCGCTCCGACTGACGTGCTGGTAATCAACAACATCGTCTACTATGCCCTCGGCAACGCCACCAATATCAAGCGGCACAGGGAATACAACAACGCCGGCACCTGGACGGCAACCGATTGGGCCGACGAGGGAACCAGCAAGGCGGATCTGTTGGCGAAGGTGCAGGACAAGACCGCCGGCTTGATTATCTGGCGCGCTCTCAATGACACCGTGCAGATCTCGAAGGCAACAGCGACGAGCACCTGGGGCACAGCTCTGAGCTTCGGGACCGGGATCCAGGTGGGAGACACCGAGGAGAAGATCGCTGACATCCGTGAGTATATTGACCCGGACAGCGGCGAGAAGATTCTTTGGGCCTTCAAGACTGGATCCGTGTACGCGATCAAGACAGACAAGCCTGACAAGATCCCGCTGGACGAAATGCGCGCGGTGATGAGCTTCAACAACAGCCGCGCCACGCTGACCCACAACGTCTACGTCTACTTCACGCTGCTCCAGTCGCTTGAGCGCTACTTCAATGGCGTGCTGGATGATGTCGGGCCAACCTCGGGCCGTGGCCTACCGGCCAATCGCAAGGGGCCTATCGTGGACCTGGCCGGCTATCCTGGCCGCTACTACGCCGCGGTCGACGCGGGGCTGCTAGGGTACTCCTCGATCCTGTGCAACAACGGAACCGGGTGGCATGAGATCTATCGCTCGGTCACTCTCGGGGCCAGGATCCGCTCGATCAAGTTCCAGGTGGTGCATGGCACGCTGCCCGACCGTCTCTACTTCAACGAGGCGCAGCAGATCAAGTACCTGCCCTTCCCTTCGGAGACAACGGATCCCACGCAGGACAGCGCCTACCCGTTCACCTGGGAATCGACCGTCGAGAGCTCGCGGCTGTATGCCGGGATGCAGGATGTCAACAAGCTCTTCGACTCAATCAAGGTGTCCGCTGATAACCTGGTGGAGGACGTGACCTGGATCGAGCTCGACTACAAGGTTGACGACGAAAACAACGCCTGGACGACGCTGCCCTACCCCTTCATCCTGAGCCCGAGCCAGGAAGAACCGCTAAGCGAGGCGGTGTCGCTGACTGGCCGATGGCTGATGTACCGGGTGCGGATACTCACCAGCAACGCCTACAAGACGCCGCAGATCCGGGCCATGATGGTCAACTGCCTATCGCGTGTGGCAATCCGCTACGGGTGGGCTCCGACAGTCAGGCTCAAGGACAACGATGTGGACCTGAACGGGGTGCCCGACGATCTGGTGACGGCGGAGGAGAAGATCGCTCTGCTTGACGAGTGGAGCGAGAGCCTGGAAGCTCTGACGCTGGAGTCTGTGTTCGGGCCCTTCCACAACCAGCGCGTCTTTCTGGAGGGGCCGAACCTGGGGCCCTACGTTGACACCGACGAGGGGGAGAAGCCGACCGAGGGTTTCATCGCCACGATCCCCATGACTCAGGTGCTCACCGCGGCCATGAAGAAAAATGTCACATGAGACTGGCGACTATCGGCTACCCGTCCGAAAGAGAAGGCCCAAGCTCGCAGAGCGTGGCCTGCTCGCTATCGTCAAGGCTGAGGAGAATCTGCCAACGTCCTTCGACGGCGAGACTGTGGACAGCAAGGAAGAGGCAAGGGCCGGAGTGGGCTTGTGGCAGATCGGCTACACCTTCGACTTCCATGTGCCCGTCTTTGGCGGGCGCAGCGTGCGCGGCGGCCAG